GGTTTTGCGAAATGCTGATCTCGAGGATGATTATTCTAACCTTGATGATGCTTGGAAGTTTGTTACTTCGTATGAGCCAGAAAATGATGCGTCTATTAAAAAGGGAGTTCATCCACTTTTGTACAAATGGATGAAGGAAGCGCATAAAACTGGATCAAATGTGATTCTTACTTTTTCCCAGGTGGTGGTATTGATTTCGGATACTATTATCGAGAGGATTAAGAAGATGAAATCTGCTGCTGATTCTGATAAAGCTTTTAACTTTGCTGAATATTGTAGAGAAAAGACTCAATTGGATGATACGTTCGCACCTGTGTTGATCAAGAAGTCAATGAATAATAATGAGATTAAAGCCTATTTCATACCAAAAGAAGAAGGAACTTCTCATGGTTTCACTGACGTGATTATCCCATTGATCAAAGTAGCTGACTATCCAGAGTGGTCAGATTATCTAGCAGTTGTTACTCGTTATCGGGAGTTGTATAATAAGTTCATACCTGATGCAGCTCCAGCGGGTCACATGGTTAGAAAATTAATGATGGAAGACCACGAGACCTTTCTTGAGTATTTAGATAGATTGGATCATGCGTATCAACTTGATCCATCTAAAGGAGAAAGTATTGGAGAACAAGCAGAAGAGTTTGCAGACGACATAGATCATGATAAACAAACGGAAAACGATATTTTTTATCATGCACCTGAAGAAGTTGTTTCCTCTGTGGAGGTAGTCATTAAATCCAAGGTAGGAACTCATAGAAAGTCTTGGTTACATTACGCGTTTGATAAGATTTGGGGAACCTCTCAAGTAAGAAAGACGTGGATGGATTGGAATGAGAAGTGGACATATACTAAAAGTGTGTTTACAGACAATGATGATATTTCCATTACTCCTGAACATCTTCGATCGCTTGGAGATGCATTAAGGACAGCCAATCATAAGGAAATGGATATGTTGTGTATAAATCACATTCGTCCATTTATTCAGGCTAAGATTGCGTGTCATGAGTATATAGGAAATTGGAATTTCCCAGCAATGTTTCAATGTAAGCTTGCTTTTGCTTTGTATGATGGAGACTACGCTGTTCGAAGAGAAGCTATCCGTTTTATGAGACATATGGTTGTTTATAAGAAAGAATTATTTAAATATTTAAATCATGATCAATCTGAAATTCGTCCTGGAAATGAGGAATTGTACTATAGGTTGGTAGATGAAATTGAATCTCACATTTGGCTTAAGAAGAACGGATTAAGAGGAAATAAGCCTGTTTTGGATAAAGAAGGATATGACACGGCAAATTGGAGCTTTTTCAAATGGTTTGATTTGTGTACGAACGAGTTATTGCCAGCTGTGACATTTTATCCTCATCCTGTTTTAGATGCTTGGATGTCTGCCATGTTTGGAAGTGATTCTGAGGTTAGAAGGTCCATGATGATAGCTCGTAGGATTCCTCCGGATCAGGAGTATTCATGCGTCTCTAGCTTTTTTAACATTTCAGCATGGAATTCCACTAGAAGTTATGATCAAGATATTTCCAAGTATATAGCTTACATAGACGCAGTTTACTCTTCCAAGAGCAGAAAAGATGATAAGTGGTACATGTGGAGTGTTAAGGCAAAAAAGAATTTAGAAACTTTTAAAGCATGCTTTGCAGATTACTTTTATTATTGTGCTTTTATTGGTTGTATCACACTTGTTTCCTTTTGCGTAGGATTTGGCCTTACTCTGTTGGCAAGAAAATTTATGATTACGTCGACGGAGTTAGGAGTATCCGAAGAGATAGAAATGGAGAAAGAAGAAGAAGAACCTTGGGCACCGAAGAGGACATCACAAAGTTTGCATAAGAAATCTCATCCAAAGATGCCGAAACACACTAGAGTTGCTATAAAAGGAAATTCTGGTCTACAGAAAGTAGGGCAGTCACAGAGTTCGACCTCAAATGATGTATTTATTCGCTCATGTAATGCGATTGCAAACAACATACGAACTTTGTATGTAGTATATAGCTCAGGTTGTGCTAGGCAATGCAAGATGTTGATGAGTGGACGAATTGGATTCATTCCGGGTCATCATATTGATGCATGGGGAACAGACATAACTGAGTTTATTATAGCAAACGGAGATGTACCCCAACATAGATTCTCATTTGACCGAGTCAAGTTGGTTTCGTGCCCAGGAAGAGATACTTATGAAGTTATCTTCCCGCAAGAATTTAGTCCATTAAAAAGTTTGTCCAAGTACATGTTACATAAAGATGATTTGGATGATCGGGCTGACAATGAGAGTTATGATGTGTTTAGACTGCACAAATTCTTTGCCAAGGAAGCGAGTAGTATTTATATTCAACCAGGAGCGAGAGTGCTAAAACATGAGTCTAGGACATTTTCTCTGAATCTAGGAGATTCCAAGCATATGACTAAAGTGTATGGAGTTTACTCTCTAGCGGGAGCATTTGGTGAATCTGGGGATTGTATGTTACCTTACATCTCCAGGGAGAATTCGTCTGGCGAAATTAAAATTCTGGGACTACATATAGGAAGGATAGGAGAAGACTCATATTTTACTCCGTGTTATAAGGAGGATGTGGGTCAGTCTCAATCAGCTTATATACCAGATTGTGTAGACAATTTGTTGCCACCAGAACATCGTAATTATGAAGGAAGAATGACTTCGATGGGAGCTGCAAAGAAGGTTGTACATATACCTGACAAGACAGTTTACGTTGAAACTCCCTTTGGACTAGGAGCTCGTGATGGAGTACCGTACAAAGAGGTAACTTCAGCACCTGCAATTCTGAGAGTTTGTACTTATAAAGGAAAGGAATTGCAGCCCCTCAAGATGGGAATGGCTAAGATGGTGTCGCCGCCGATTAGATCGTTTCCAAATTGGATCCTGGAGTTGGGAGAAAAATTTCCAGAGGTTCTTTACTTTGGGTTTTTTCCGGTTAAGAAAAGACAATTTAGGATGTTTACAATCGAAGAGGCTATCTTTGGAGTACAAGGATTTTTCGATGGCTTGGATTCGTCCACATCAGTGGGTTACGATATGCAGGTTTTGGGTTATAAGTCCAGAACCGAATTATGGAACAAAGACACTAAATGGATCAACCCAGTCTTGATGGAAGCAGTCGAGAAATTGATTAAAGCTGCCAAAGCGGGGGATATACCTAAGAATGTAGTCTCTGCTTGTTTGAAAGATGAGTTGAGAGATTTGGATCGAGTAAGAGCTGGGAAAACAAGAGTTTTTTGTGTTGGATCGTTAGCACATCTTATTTTTACAGTTATGATCATGGGCGACATTGTTACTTATATGAAAGCAAATAGGAGTACTTCTGATGTTGCGATTGGTATCAATCCTCATGGGGTAGAATGGACCATGTTGTATAAAAAGTTGACTAGTATTCCTGGATGTAAATTTGGTGGAGGTGATTTTTCTGGTTTTGATTCTTCTATAGTTTCAGAAATAGCCTATCTGCTTGGAAAAGCCTTTTTGTGGTATTCAGGAGCTAGAGGAGTTCATGCGCAGTTGGTTATGGCTGCATGTATGAGCTCCGTGGCTGCTATCATGGTCGTAGGAGATACGGTTTATGATATGGACTGGATGAATAGCTCAGGAGGATGGTTGACAGGAGTTCTCAATTCCTTCGCCAACGTGGTTATTTTCAATTCATTCTGGTACAAGTTGCAAGGTGAACATCCAGATTTATTTGAAGATAAAACTGTAGCGCAGCACATGAGAAGAGTGTTCTATGGTGACGATAATCTTTGGGCTATTCATGACTCTCTTTCTGGAGTGTTTACTATGCAAGCTTTGTCGAAGTACATCTATGAGACTTTTGGCATGACTTACACAACACCAGATAAAAGTGATGTGACCACCCCATTTCTGGAATTAGACGACTTGGAATTTTTATGTCGCAAATTCAGAAAAGAAGGATCAGTAGTGTTTGCTCCACTTTCTAGAGATAGTATTTGTGGAATGCTCCATTGGGTTCGCAAACCTTCTGCTAAGACTGGGTTGACCCTTAGAACCCAATTGGAGCAAAACATTGAGGTAGCATCCATGGAGTATTTCCATTATGGTAAAGCAGTGTATGATGTTGAAACTGAGTTGTTGAAGGATTTTTGTGATAAGACCTATCATTCCTTCACGGGATTGCCTTTCTTGAGTTACAAAGAGAGGTATGTCCAGACATTCTCGGCGTAAGCGTTATTATGGTCTGCCGTAGAGTCCAAAATGCTACGGAGTTTTCCCAAACTACAAAATGGGCTTCCGAGTAGAGTCTCAAACAAAACTCAAAGCGGATTACAACGTTTATTGTTACATTGCTTGGAATGCATGGACTTGACCGAATCGTGACTAAGTCAAGGACCGCGCCTATGCAATTCACGTATTGACCGCACGCCAACTGATCTAATAAAGCGTGTCTAATGGTCTATTGAGATCGCAGAACATATTGAATTATCAACATTACCAACTACTACAGAAGTAGAATCAGGAATTTTGTCCTTTCAACTGAATGAGGATAAGCTAAAAGAAGCTGATCATTACATCCCTTTTAGAGACATAAATCCTTTTCCCGACCAAACACCTCGAAACATCTTGGAGAGAGAGTATTACGTGGGGGAATTTTCAGATGTAATTAATTATAGAGAGATCCATCCTATATTTTTTGCACAACCTACGTGTCCTCACGCATTTCGAGCTGCTCTGAAAACGTTTGGCATGTTTCGATTTAAAAGACTGGTATGGAGGGTCATTTATCAAGGAAACCCATTTCAGTATGGAGCCTTGTTTTTGACAGCTTGCCCAAAGACTAAACATCGAAACACCACAGGAACGTTGGATCCCGGGTGGTATAGTCACAATGACGTAATCATGTTAGACTTATCCACCCAACAAGAAGCAGAGATTGCAATCGACTGGCCATTTTGTGTCAATTGGTTGTATACAGCGGGACTTGATTATGTT